GGATTTTGGTGTGCATCTACGAGTGTAGTCCCGCACTCTAGAATAGTATCAAATTTGCCTAGTATACGCAGTGTCAAATCATCTGCTATACGAACTGAATTAAGTGCTGTAACTTTAAAAAAATCTATCTCAGTAGGCCACAATTCATTGGGCATACGAGTATTATTGTAATTAAAACTTTCTTTCATATCTTTAGGAGCTGTTGGATCTACATTCTCTGCGCCCATAACACTGTATCCTAAATTATTTTCTGCTTGATATGAATATTTCTTTTTAGTTTCTAAGTCTAATTCGAAAAATTGCTTCATGTACTCAAACCAGTGGTACATGGTTTGTTGATCTTTATGATTCAAAGTATTAGTAAATACTGCGAAGCCTACAGTAGTATAGGCCTCGCGTATCTGGTCCAATACTGATTCACTAGTGAAATCAATAATTGGAATCATTATTTTGGTACCGTAGCGTCAATACCTTCAACATAATACATCATAGTATTTAAATGTGTATCATCAGCGACTTCGCCGTCTTTTAGTTGAAGTTTACCTGTGTTGTCCCTAATAGGACCAGTAAATGCAAAGTATTTTCCGTTGCTAATAGCATCTTTAATTTCTTGTGCCTTAGCTTCTACATCTGCGGGCATATTTGTGAATGGTGCCATTTGTACAGCTCCTTCATTCATATGTCCAAAGTAGTTTTCTTTCTGCCAGTTACCAGCGATAACTTGTCCAACCTTCTTGATATAGTAAGGTCCCCAATTATCAATAGTTGCTGTAAGCTGTGCTTTAGGAGCAAACTTATACTGATCACTTGCTTGACCAAACCCCAACTTACCTTGCTGTTGTGCAGCTTGGAGTGGTGCAGGAGAATCAGTATGTTGTGCTACCATATCACAGCCCTCTGCCATCATAACATTAGCAGCATCTGCTTCTTTACTAGGATTATACCAAGTGTTCGCCCAAACGATGTCAATATCAACATTTGGATTCATCTTCTTAGCACCCATATAGTATGTGTTAATCTCACGAATAACTTCAGGGATAGGATATGCGGCGACATAACAAATTTTATTAGTCTTAGTCATCATACCAGCAATAATACCCTGCACATGACGTGCTTGATATAGTCGCAATCCGTAAGAACTCATATTATCTGCTTGCTTATAGCCCGTAGCGTGTTCAAACTTCACATTCGGAAACTCCTTAGCAACCTTTAACATTGGCTCCATGTAACCAAACGAAGTAGCAAACACAATGTCGTGATTCTCTGCCATCATTCTAATTGCACGTTCAGCATCTGGACCGTACTTTACGCTCTCAACGTAAGAAGTTTCGACTTTATCGCCAAACGCTTCTTCTACTTGTTGACGACCAATATCATGGCGGTATGTCCATCCATGATCTCCAACAGGTCCAACATATATAAAACCCACTCTTACAGGGTCAGCGGCAAAAGTAAGTGAGGACATAAGTCCTAGAAACATACTGATAACAACAGTATGAAATAGTTTTTCAATATAACGCATTTTATTTCCTTTTTAAGCTAGCGCTCTGACCCGCGTTACAAGGCGGTCAGCACGGTTAGTTACTTGTCGATACCAACGAGAATCGACCATTTCATCAGCGGCACGATTCCAATCACGTGCATCTACACCTGATTTCATACCTTTGAATTTAGATAGGCGCGGACGCCCCATGTTAAACATCATATTAGCTATGACCCGTTGAGCTTCTTCTGGCAATTCGTCGAAGTCTTCATACAGCTTTCTACAATCTCCAAGGACGATTTCAACGTCGTGATCGAAGCACTCGTTAACTCTATCTTCTGAGACAACAGTTCCAACCGGTTCACCATGCTCTGGGTCTGTATCGAGAACCAAATGACCGATCCCAAAAGTAGGCAAGCCAAGATGATCAAGATATATTTCATATTTTACTCCTTCATCTATTTTTAATTCTTCTCTTAATTTATCGATATTCATTAATCATATCCTTTCTTTTCGTGTAATTTTTTCATGTAATAATCTTCTCTATCCTTATCCATGTCTTGTCTCATACGCTCAACAGTTTTTAACTCTTGTTTATCAAGCACAGTCACTTTTTGTGTCCAATTATCTCGTTTTACAGGAATAACTTGACAAATAGGAGTGCCTGCAGGAATAATTACAGGTTTTCCCCCAGGTTCTAAATCAGTATGAAGAAAAGGTATATTTACGACATTTTTGTATCCATCTGAGTCTACTAAACCAGTTAAAGGAATAATAGGTGATTCAAGTCTGTTTATACAAGGAACGAATAGTGTAGAATAATCTTTTGGTGTTTCAATCACCCACGGATTCATATACTTTAAAATAGTCATATTCTCAAAAGCAGAACCTCTAACTTGGGAAGATGGGTGGCTTTCAATAGGTTTCCACTTTTCTACAAGCATTTTATGGTGATCATCAATGTAAGGAAGGTGTACAACACCTTCAGGAGTAAGTTCAATAATAACATCCATATGCATTAACATTGTATAACCAGCAGTCATTGCGTCTAAAAAAGGCATACAACGTTTTACAGACGATATCTTGCCTAGTTTATCATCTTTTACTTTAGGAGTAATATTTTTAAACCACGGGGGTACAACCTTTTTAGACGGAAGAGGAGGTAATACAATTTGATCTGGATAATCATGTATTAAATGGAATTTAATAGTTTTATTTGTGGGCATTACTTAGTCATACGTTAGGTTTTATAAATGAGGATGGAACATCTTCCATTGAGGTTATCATTGTACCACAAGCACATACGTCACAGGAACAATCATTACAATCTGGCCCGTAGCAATGGCAGGAATGACCGCAAGTTTTACATATTTTATTATCTGTATCCATTTTTAATCTGTCCTTCTAATATCATAAATACGTTGTTCCTCAGGACTAGTAGAAAACACCTGAGAAATAGAACAATTTTCTTTAGGATTAATAATCCAATTTAACTCTTGTATTAATCTTGTATACCACATTTTATCATGGTCATCGCTAGCTTTTTCTCTATCTTCTTTAAGTTGCTCTACTCTAACCCCAATATAATTATACGCTGTGGTAGTTAAACCGCGTCTCACGCTGCTACTCTAATTCTTTCAGAAGTTACAAGAGGATTCATCGGATTTACACCTAACATATTACCCCATGCTTCATAATAATGTCTCATTCCTACTTCATCATGAATTGTAGAATTTTCATGGCGACCGTGAAGGATGTTTCTAGATTCTGTTCCTTCCCTCATAGTAGTACCCTGACCTGCAACACCGATTAGATCTTCATGGAGATTGCGACCGAATGGTCCCCAAATAGAATTATGGTGCTTTATTCTAGTCTGTCTTTCTTCTGGTGTATCTTTCTTAAGTCCATAACCACGGAACTCGATTAACACTTTGTTGGGTCCTAGCGGTGTTACTGCATCAGAACGATATGCGCTGCCACGTAAATTGAAGTTAAATCCTGGGAAGAGGTCAACCATGTACCACTGGTTGGGCGGCAGATTGGGAAAAGATAGTTCCCCACGATCTTCAAACCCATCGTATTCTTCATAGTTGACAGTAAAACTGCTTACGTTAACGTGTCCATTTTCAAAAGGAATATTCTTTCTAGCAAAGTATTCATCATTGAATCCTGACACACGATTAAAATAATGCATAAAGTCATGGTAGAACTCACTATTTGTGTCATGCCATAGTTTATAGTTTGTATCTATAACTGCTTTATGATAGTGAAATACTTCCATCTCTTCTGTATCAATTGCGTCTGCAATACAATCAAATGCTCCAGCTGTCCACTCATCTACACTTTGAGTAGGATTAGGATCTAGTGTTACCCATATCATTCCACCATGTTTTACTTCACAGTGTAATTCTGTGCCTTGTTCTGGAGGGGCGCTTAGCACCCCACTAGGTGAGTGAATGTTGTGATCTCTATAAGCTTTAATACCGAAATTAGAATTAACAGCAATAACATTAGTACCTGCAATTTGAGTTGTTCTAAAACA